CTCTATTAAAGAAAATGTCTCTACCACCCACAAAGTGGGAAAGGGACTAAGAAAAAGGAAAGGTTATTTCCAGTTTCCGAAGTTATACCAACGGCCAAAACCTACCACGGAATATAGTGGTATGGCCTTTGTTAGGGTCTTCAGCGACACGTTGTTGCCCCTAAGAGGATCCTCGAACTTCTTTTTGTCCGAGGAGCCACCCGACTGCATGAAGTGCTGACTGTTAAGCCAGCGTACTAGTGCAGACCTACCAACATTTCTGTCGGCAGAAAGGCGGACAACTGCTTCATCGCTGTGTGTCAACGCTCCACGGACACGGTTTAGAACTAAACCATACCCGTCGAAGTGCAGTTTTACTGGCACCTCGGCTCGGACTCTGATCTTAGTCCCAATCATACGTTTGACGCTGGTTGTTTTCAACGTCATTGCATGATCAAGATTGGACCAGAATCCGCAGTCGCCAAAGTCACGTGGTACGTAGTTAAACCAGGCCGGTGGTACATTGGCCCGGATGTTCCGCGTAACGGCTTTGAAACGACTGTCGAGCCCCGCAGAATACGCGGCCCGATGGGCAAAGTCCATGATGTTATTATGGACATTGTAGTGCTTGGAGACCGTATCCACCTTTTGATCGAGGTAGAACGGTTTGACGTCAACACTCCGGAACCAGTGGGCACCGCAGGATTCGAAGAAACAACCAGAACTAAAGCTTTTATCCTGGTTGACCTCGAACCCGAGTAATGCACATAAGTCCCGGAAGTCGGGGAAAGCCGCAGCCCTAAGTATGACATCGTCTCCGTAAACGGAAACTTTGTCTGTCCCAAGGTCAAGGTCTTCGCTAATAGTGAGAGCGATCGCAAAAAAGATCAAACTCTCTAGCTCGAATGTGAAACCGTTCCCCATACTTGAGAATTTCTCCCAAATACAGGAGGTAGTTCCACTTAGACGACCGACTTTGCATCTTACAAGATCAAGCATTCTGTACCATTCATGGGGAAGCAAAAGCCGAACAACTTCTCGCGAGATAGTATCACTCGCAGAGCGGAAGTCGACAGTAGCCAACCCACTGGAGTACGCCAGTTCCGAAAGGTTCTGGTTGATTCTTTGATCGTTCAGATTGCAGCCCTTCCGAAGAAGACGGGCACGTATCATTGCTCCCAAGCCTTTCTGGAACCATAAGTTCCATCCGGGCTCAACAGCGATAACACGATCCGTCTTTGAGTTCTTCGGTACGGTAATTACGACGTTGCCCTTCTCAACACTTGGGGAGGAATTAACTAAAATCTCCCGGTGCCAAGAGGGATAGGCCAAATGAAGAATCGGCCAGATGACGTCGCGCACTTCTTGCGTCATACCAGTCTCTGACTGGTATTTATTGGGTTTTACCGAGTGTGGACCCTTTAGAAGGGTACTCACACCTGGCCCCCAGTCGCTACGGTCCAGCATCTCCTCTAGATCAAAACGACCAAGTATAGACCTAATTTTTCTGCGAACGGCAGGTATAAGCCGATGCAGTGCACTTGAGGGATAATATCCAGAAGGTGCAAAAGGTCGTACTCGGTCGTTAGTCCGCTTACACTGCTCCTCTGCTAAGAGGAACTTTTCGAGGGCTTTCTCTTTCCGGTCAAAAGAACACCGTAGAAAGTCAGCCTTTGATAGTAAGCTAGTAGCCATGTAGTCATCACGGAAAGAATCTACTGTGTTGTAATGCAGCGGGTCACATTTCAGCTCGACGAGCTGATCATGCTCTCCCGCCGCGTACAGTAGCCAAACCGCTAAACTACGAGGGCTATTTAGACTAGAGAGGAAATCCAGAATTGTAGCATCCGTAATGTTACGGACGACGCGCTTGGTAGAACGATTGTTGCGGCCAAGCATTTTCGTTACTCCTGATTAGTGATTACTTCTTAGGAGGATAAACCCGTCTTACCTTATCCAGAAGGAGATAAACAAACCCCGCTAGAATTAGAGGAACCTCAGTATTGAGGCCCTCGATCACGGACGAAAGAAAATTATCCATGATCAGTACATCACGTCACCGGTAGCCAGGGCCGTCCGAAATTCGGTCGACCCAAGCACCGACGTAATGATGTCGACGAGCTTATACTTTTCCGTCGACGTCGCATTCTCCGGGAAGGTGAAATCGAAGGAGGCAATGTTATCGCCCACTTTTGAAATCAGTCCTGTCGCGGAGTCAGTCGCCGTCTTCGGAACGAAACAACGGAGCGTCGATTTCGTCGTCTTACGGGTGGTAGTAGGGAGCCGGTAGCTAAAGTCGACTCGGATGTCATCGAGTGACGTAGCGCCAGCGGCAACCCACTGAAGGACGTTATTACTGTCCTTCCCACGGGGTGCTACCGAGAGGGCTGTACCGGTAATGCTAATCGCCGATACTGCCGTTTTGGCAGCAATTGCTGCTTGTGCAGACATGGTTACTTCTCCTACGTGGTTACTTACGAGAAAAGCTTTGCGTAAGCAAAGCTAACGAGTTGGCCAGATGTTTGGCCGAAAGTGGATTCTTAATCTGCGGTAAAGCTACAGACGGAAAACCCACCAACTTGGTACGCTTGTAGTAAAAGTAGCGTCCATAGGCACCTCCCTTCCCTGTTATAGGAAGAGGGATGTTCCACAGATAGCTATAAGGGTAACCCGTAAATAAGCCTTTTCTCTGATAAGCCATATGACTATATAGCGTTTCAGATAGTGTGGCATCGAGAAACCCGCAGCCAAGCGTAGCGTCAAGCGTGTTTAGGAACCTGCCGACTGGCAGGAACCAATCAACTACAAAGGAGTAAGGCATCACCTCCCACGCAATACTAAGCGGGTTAGTAAGCCCCACGCGTCCTAAGAATTGAGACGCTTGGTAATCTACAGTATAATGTACAAGTACGCGCATGTCGTATATGTACTCGCGTATGGCAAACTTATCGGACGCGTTCGCTTGGACAGCACTCGTGTCTGTCTGCTTATCGGAATCGTGAAGACGCGTTTTTGCTACCGCAGTATTAACCGGTAGCGAGACGTCCTTCAGCTTATCCCATGCAGACTCGACCTCTTGTGCCATCCCGTAGACATCGTCCAACAAAGGAAGCCACCCATACTGTAGTTGGAGCCAGTTGTTCGCCGCACTCTGTCGCCCGCTTAGGCGATTAGAGGGTTTGCATCCGAGAGTCTCAAAAGCTTTCTTGAACTCTTTTCTGCGCACCTGACGATATGCCTTTGCCAATTTCCCAGCGGTATCCCCGAACATCTTGAGCGCCTGTTCCCTTTCGGCTATAAAATTGCCTAAGTGAACCTGCTGACCCTTGATTTTCTCGAGGACCTTGGTACGTTGGCGAGCGTAAGCTGCATCACGCTCAGCACCGGTCGGCTCCTTGTATGTGCAGTCACCAAACCCGTTTTGGGCTACGCCATAGTACTCGCTATAATGCCCGTTGGGCAAGTAGGTAAGTACCAGGTGCTTGTTCCCCCGAGGAAAATTGACGTTCTCTTTGAAAAGAGAGTAGTCGTTCATCGGGAGGCGCACTTTTTGACGTTCCCTGTATCTCGCCCCGAAGTTCGGGGTAAGGACAGGGGTCCACTCCTTTTTCACTCGTCTTGCGATGAAAGGTCCTTCCGCATACGGGCCAGATTTAGCCGGTGTGTAGTCGTACCTCGCTAGCGATTCAAGAGATGGGGAGTTGATGATGAGAGACATACTGTGCACTACCTTTCCATAGAAAATTTGGATTGGCAGTGATCACCCACGACGCTTGCCGTCGGTAATAAACCGCCTGGTTTCAATAAATACTCTGAGGCATCCCAAGGTCAAGCCAGATTTTATCAACTTCGACATATTCGTTTCGATACCCATAAGGAAGCATTGCTAATAGAGGCCACGGAATTAACCGCGGGTCCGTCAGCTCTGATCTCCTTATTAAAAGGGCGTCGTAGAACAAGTCTAGTTGAACTGGGTATTCCAAGGGAATTCTCC